CGTATTGGTCAGATAGCAAAACAACTGTTACACCAACAAGCGATTATTCAACAATCGAAAACAATCGTGTTTACCAAAAAATCACACGTGTTGTTAGAGCCAATATGTTACCTGCATTAAGTTCACCATTAAGAGTGAATGCAGATGGAACACTAACCGCAGGCACAATAGGTTATTTTGAAACATTAGCAAATAATCCATTAGTGCAAATGGAAGCCGATGGCGAATTGAGCGCACATAAAGTTATTATTAATCCAGCCCAAGATGTTTTAGCGACAAGCACATTAGAATTGACATTGCAAAATGTTCCTTTAGGTGTTGCAAGAATCATTAAAATAAACGTAGGCTTCGTAAAATCAGTATAAAACATGGCAGCAAATGGACTACCGTTAATCAACGGCAAAGCGTATGAGTTCGCAGATATTACTTGCATCATACTTGGAACACCAATCATAGGTGTAACCGCAATCGAATATTATCCTGTTGCACGTGGCTACGGTCAAATCACACCATCGGCAAAGGTTACAATATTAATGAATGAGGTAATGAACATTGTATCTGCCGCACCAAATGGCAGAATCCAAGACATACCAGAGTTTGACATAGTTGTAACATTTACAGATGCTAATTTGATTCCGGTTGTGCATAAAATTCGCAATTGCAGATTCATGAAAAACATGATAGCTTCTGCAACTGGCGATACATCAATTCCAATGGAATTAGATTTAGTTGTTTCACATATCGAATTTGTTTAGTAAATTTGTGCAAACCAAATCAAAAAACAAATGAATAATATTGAAGAATTAAAATCAAAGTATGCGGGTGTTGAAATATACACATTAACGGTATTAAACAGACAAGGCACACCTATCACAGTTCACTTGCGTGAAATGGATAGGATTGCTTACAAGACCGTAAGCGCGTTAATCGCTAAAGATGAATTGATGGGTGTAGAATCGTTTTTAAGAACACTTTGTGTTGATGGCGATGTAAATGCTATTATCAGTGATTTTAAAGCATTACGTAGCGCAGCAAGAACAATTTTGCCGATGTTAGAAACCGAAGCGGGTGAACTAAAAAAAAATTAGATTCGGCAAAGCGGTTATTTGAAACGGATGAGTTTGCGCGTCAAAATGCACTCATCCGTTTTTATTATCAAACAGACCCAAATCAAATGAATGATGAACAATGGGCAGAAGCTATTGAGAGCATTATGTGGGTGTTAAAGTTTAACGGTACAATTCAAGACAAGAAATGAACAATTCGGTTGAATACATATTAAGCCTTAAAGATAAGTTTAGCAGTGGCATTAAAAGTGCTACAACTAACACTCAAAAACTTAATGGGGCAGTAAACCAAGCGCAGAAATCATTAGGCGGTTTGGGTGGTGCTTTAGGTATTGGTTTAGGTGTTGCTGGTGTTGTATCATTTGGCAAGGCGGTTGTAGATAGTTTAGTAAACTACGAGTATTTTTCATCATCATTAAGAACATTAATGCAAGGCGATGCTGGAGCTGCAAAAGCATTGGAAAATCAGTTAGTACAAACGGCCAAAACAACACCATTTAGTTTAGTTGAGGTTCAGGATGCAACAAAGCAACTATTAGCATACGGTTTTAGCGCGGGAAGTGTTGTTACAAACATCCGTATGTTAGGCGATGTGGCTGCTGCATTAAAGATACCATTTGGTGACATTGCGTATTTATATGGAACTTTAAAAACACAAGGCAGAGCGTTTGCAAAAGACATTAATCAATTTACAGGTCGCGGTATTCCGATTGTTGCTGAATTAGCAAAGCAGTTTGGTGTTGCTGAATCTGAAATTATGAAAATGGTTGAAGAGGGCAAAGTCGGCTTTAAAGAAGTTGAAAAAGCATTTCAATCAATGACAGCAGAGGGTGGTATGTTCTTTAATATGATGGAGGAACAAACCAAAACTGTTGGCGGGAAAATAAGTGCTTTGGGTGATAGCTATGAGCAGTTAAAAGTTAATATAGGCAAATCGCAGGATGGAATTATAGCAAGTTCAGTATCTTTTGCAGATAGGTTAGTAGCAAATTTATCAAAAGCATTTAGTGAATCAAACCAAGAAATTGAAAACTTTGCTAAATATGGTGCTGAAAAGTTTAAGTCAAGTTTTAACCCGCTTTCATATTTTGAAATAGGCGCAAAGGCAGAGCAAGCGCAGTATCAAAAGGCATTAAATATGATGTATGTTGATACACCTGCGCAAACATTAAACCAAGCAATATCAAATCAAACTGAATTATTTAATTTACTATCAAATGTTAGGAAAGCGTATGATAATAAAGAAATTGATGAAATAGAGTTTGGTCGCAAACGTGCAACTGTATTAGGTACTATTGAAGCGGTTAAAAATCAAATATCATTATTGCAAAAAACACCTGCATCAACTACGGCAGCAGCGGCTATGGGTGGCGCACCAACTGCCGCACCAACTGCCAAAGGTGGCACAGGGACAAACATTGTAGAAAGTAGAGGTGTGCAAAACTTTAACATATCAATTAAAGAATTTGGCGCAGTTACTTTGAACACAACAAACATTAAAGAGGGTGCAAATCAAATCAAAGAACAAGTAGCGCAGGCATTGATTGAGGCGGTTAATGATTTTCAACTAATGGCAACAAAATAAAGATATGAGTTTACAATTTATAATACCGACACCAGCGCAGAAGCAAAATGTAAGAACACTATCAAAGGGCTTCGGGCTTCCATTGGTGCAACGTGCTTTAATAGCTGCGAATAACTTTAATATTAAAACAGATAAGCCCGATGGAACTTCATCTTTAGGCACACCTGTTTATGGCACATTGTTTATTGAAATGCCTGAATATACTACTTATGAATATAATGATATAACTAATGACTATGTTGAAACACCAAACTTTTTAGCAAGTAATAAAGTAAATGGAGAAACACAAGGTTTATTCTTAAACGGTGTTATAATTGATGCAACGGTTAACAAAACAATCGTTAAAACAGAGGTAATTGATTTGAAAGGCACAGTTAAAGAATACATGGGCGAAAGTGATTTAACGATAACTATTCGCGGTTACGTGGCATCACAAAATCCCGATGAATACCCTGATGACGATGCGCGATTGATAAAATCATATTCAAGTGCGCCAGTATCGCTAAAGGTTACAAGTGATTTTTTAAACAATATACTTGGTGTTAGTCAAATAGTAATTGAAAGTTGCCAAATGTCGCAGCAACAAGGGCTTCGCAATGTGCAATATTTTCAGTTAAATTGTGTTAGCGACATAGATTATACAATTTCTAAAACAACTAAAGATGTTTAGAATCGTTTGCCGCGTAATAATAGAGCAACAAGGCGATGGGCGGAGTGATACCTTTACATTTGCCAATGTTAGCAAAGTTAGTGTTTCGAGGTCGTACGATAAGCAAACACAAACGGCATCGGTAACATTGCCGCGTAATGTCAACTACAATAAAAAAAACATTTACGAGGGCGCAAATGCTTTGATGCGCAGAGGCGATAAGATTAAAATTATTGCTGCATACTTTCCAAATGAAACGGTAATATTTACAGGTTACATAAGTAAGATAAACAACAACGTGCCTGTTGAACTATTGTGCGAGGATGAAATGTTTTTGTTGAAACAAACTATATCGCCAAACCTATCGTTTCCAAGTGTTGATTTAAACACGTTTATCGGTAAGATGCTAACTAACATTAACGTGCCATATAAAGTTGATTTAACCGCACAATTAGGTAAGTTTAAAACGCAAGAAGCAAGTGTTGGAAAAATTCTGCAAGTGTTACGCGATCAATATGGTTTGTATTCGTTTTTTAAAAACGGAGTGCTTCGTGTTGGATTGCCATTTTATAAAGAGGAAGCAATGAAAGCGGTTTTCTTATTTGAAAAAATGATTAAAGAGGGAATGAGTTTAACCTATCTTAAAAAGGATGACGTTAAGGTATTAGTCAAGGGCATAATAATAAACAACGGCACATCTGAAAAGCCTATTACTTATCCTACAGGAGCAACAGAGGGAGATATCAGAACTGTGTTTCAATACGGTGGCACAAAGGCCGATTTAGATGCAAAGTGTAATTCGTTTTTAGAGCAAGCAAACTACACTGGTTATTATGGAAGCTTTAAAACTTTTTTAGAGCCATTAGTTGTGCCGGGTGATTATGCAGTTGTTGATAGTTGGAAATACCCAGAGCGCAAAGGTAAATACTTAATTAAATCAGTTACAACAGAGGTAAGTGTTACTGATGGGGGAAAGCAAACGATTGAATTAGAACGTAGAATAGCATAATATGAGTAAAGAAGTAACAGATATAAGACAGGCAATACAAGCATTAAGTGGCTTTGGTGACCTGCAATATGAGGGTGTAGTGTGCAATGTGAGCGACATTGATTTGGCTACGTTCACTTGCACTTGCACCCCGATAAATGGCGATGCAGAGTTTTACGATGTGTTGCTAAATGCCGATGCTGATAAGGGTTTTACTTTGATACCTGCAAATGGCAGTTTAGTAATTATACAACAAACATCGCAAGCAAATGCTTACGTGACAATGGTAAGCAAGGTTGACCAAGTTTATTTGGCTGGCGATGCGAATGGCGGGTTGGTAAAGGTGCAAGTGTTGAATGCTGCATTGAATAACTTACAAACCGAAATTAATACGTTGAAAGCATTAACAGGCACTGCAATAACAGTTTATTCAGGCATATTAGATAGCGGTGCAAGTGCTGCTGCATTTAACGCGGCTGTATTACCACAAATAAACATTTCACAAATAGAAAACACAACTGTAAAACATGGCAACGGCTAAAGATTTTCTGCAAAATAGCGATGGAGATGCGCTAATAGTTAACAACGATTTTGTTATTGGTGCAAGTGATGAAGACCATATTGTTGACATCATAAATTCCGCGCAAGGCGATTGGAAAGAGTATATACTTTGCGGTGTTGGAATTGATAATTACTTGAATAGCAGTGGTTCACAATTGCAATTGAAAAAACAAATATTGTTACAATTAGCGCAGGATGGATTCAGTTCGATAACGGTTAACTTCAGCGATAATAATAGTTCAAACTTCGATGTCGATGCAATACGTAGTTAAGGCAGGGCAAGGTGTTTATGATGTTGCTATTCAGTTGTATGGCGATGCACAATATTCGGTTAAATTATGCACTGATAATGATTTAACAATAACCGATTCAATAGAGGGCCTTACATTAACTTATGATGACACAATAAGGCGCAATGTTGTTTCGGCTGCGATAAAGCAACAGAACACACCACAACAGCCCGACAATAGTTATTTTATTAAGCAAACGCAATCGGTTTATGATTTGGCTTTGCAGTTTGGTTATGGATATTACTTCAACGGATGTTGGAACACAAATAATTCAAGTTACTAAAATACCAAATAATATACCATTTAACACTATATTTGCAACGCAAAGCGAAAGCGAAGCACCGGAAATTCCTTACTTTATTTTATTAGAGGATGGATTTTATTTGTTGCAAGAAGATGGATCTAAAATAATATTATAAATGGCAGATTTAAAAATAAGTGCATTAACAAGTGCT